GGTGATACTTGGATACCAGTTAAATGGGAGTCTGACAATTATAAGGGAGCATCTAGAGATGAAAATAGGTATTTGGATTATATAAAAATCAAGGATCTTAATGAACTTTTGGAAAACCCATCCATTAGAAATGTAAGAGTTTTTTCTTATAATATTGAAACTAGAAAAAAAGAATGGAAACCGATTACTGCTTTTTCTGAAACTTCACCTAAAGCAAAAGTAATGAAAATTACCGATGAAGAAACTGGTAAGAGCATCGTGGTTACACCAGAGCACCAAGTATTCACAAAAAATCGTGGGTATGTAATGGCAAAGGACTTGGTTGAAACTGATGAATTGGTAATCAACTAATATCATAGGAAGTGTAATGTCTGTATTTTATAAATAGTTATGAGATTACATTTCCTATAATGAAAACATATATTGTATATAAAATTACGAATAAAATCAACGGAAAATCTTACATAGGAAAAACTGAATACTCTTTGGAGCATCGTTGGAACCGACATCTATCCTCAGCAAGAAATGGGTCAAAATTTAGATTTCATTCTGCAATTAGAAAATATGGTGAAGATTGCTGGAACTCATCTGTGATTGAAACATATAAAACTGAAGACGAAAACTTTATTAATGAAAAAGAAACACACTTTATTAAATTGTTTGAAAGTGATATCAAAGGATATAATGCAACTTCAGGTGGAACTGGTGGATGGATGCTTCCCAGATGCCCCCAGCAAGTCCAAGAAGAGTGGAGAAATGGTATTTCAATAAGAACTACTGGTTCCAATAATCCAAACTATTCTGGATATACTGATGAAGATTTAATTAATTTTGGTCTTAAATTTATTGAAAAACATAATTTTATTCCTGGATTAAAAAGATTGATTAAATATTGTAAGGATGAACTAAATGTAGATTTTCCAAAGGCATTTTCTAAAAATAGATTTGGGGGAAAAAGGAGAAACTATACTAAAATTCTTGAAGAAAGAAGTGGTTTAGAATTTAATCCTAACCATAGAACTTTAGAAGAAAGAAAAATTATTGCCGAGAAGGCATCAATAACATCAACCATTATGTGGCAACAACGGAGAAACAAAAATGCTTAAGATTGAATACTTAGAAGAAGAAATTCCAGTTTATGATATTACTGTAGAAGGAACTCATAATTTTTTTGCAAATGATATTTTAGTTCATAATTGCCAGGAAATTACACTCCCAACTACTCCACTTCAACATATTGATGATGATAATGAAGCAGAAATTGCAACATGCATTCTGTCTGCAATCAATGTGGGCAAAGTGAAGTCCGATGAAGAACTGGAAGAACTTTGTGATCTTGCTGTTCGTGGATTGGAAGAGTTGATTGATTATCAGCAGTATCCTGTAAAGGCAGCAGAGAATTTCACTAAGCGTCGTCGTGCTCTTGGAATTGGTTTTATTGGTCTTGCACATTATCTTGCTAAACTTGGATATAAGTATGATTCACAAGAAGCATGGAATGCAGTTCATGGACTTTCTGAATCATTTCAGTATTATCTCCTGAAAGCATCTAATCAACTTGCATCAGAAAAGGGACATTGTGAATACTTTGGTCGCACTAAGTATTCTGATGGTATTCTTCCGATTGATACTTATAAAAAAGAAGTTGATGAAATTTCTTCCATCCCCCTTCAGCATGACTGGGAAGCACTCAGAGCGTCTATCTTGAAGTATGGACTCCGACACTCCACACTGTCCTCTCAAATGCCCTCAGAGAGCAGTTCTGTCGTCTCTAACGCAACCAATGGCATTGAACCACCCAGAGGGTTCCTTTCCATCAAAAAGTCCAAAAAGGGTCCTCTCAAGCAGATTGTTCCACAATATCAAACCTTGAAGCAGAACTATACTCTTCTTTGGGAAATGAAAAGTAATCGTGGTTATATCTACATCGTTTCAGTAATGCAAAAATTCTTTGATCAAGGAATTTCTGGTAATACAGGTTATAATCCAGAGAATTATCCGAATAATGAAGTTCCTGTAAGTGTTCTGGCAAATGATGCTCTTACAATTTACAAATATGGTTGGAAAACTGCATATTATCATAATACCAATGATATGAAGAATGATGAGGTAGTGGATGAACCAAAGGAAGATCTTCAATCACTTGTAAACGATATTATGAGTTCTGATGAAGATGATTGTGAAAGTTGTAAAATTTGAAATCTATTAAATAAAAGGTGGGAATAGGGATGAGTATGGAATTTAAAATTTCTTCTACAGAAGAAAATACCTCAGTTAAAGGAATGACAGTATTCAATACGGAACAAGTGGATACTAAAAAGTCTCCAATGTTTTTTGGTAAACCTCTTGGTGTTCAAAGATATGATTCATATAAGTATCCAGTATTTGATAGGTTAACAACTCAACAACTTGGATACTTCTGGAGACCCGAAGAGGTGTCTCTTCAAAAGGATCGTGGTGACTATCAAACACTTCGTCCAGAACAAAAGCACATCTATACTTCTAATCTGAAGTATCAGATTATGCTTGATTCAGTTCAAGGTCGTGGTCCCGGTATGGCATTCATTCCCTATTGTTCTCTTCCAGAACTTGAGGCATGTATGACTGTATGGGAATTTATGGAAATGATTCATAGTCGTTCTTATACATACATCATCAAAAATATCTATTCAAATCCATCTGAAGTGTTTGATACTATCATTCATGATGAGCGTATTCTGGAACGTGCAAAGAGCGTTACAGAGTCTTATGATGACTTTATTCAATCAGCACAAAGTTATGGAACTTCCGAACAATGGAAGCATCAACTTGAAGGAGTCACATACACAAAGGAATCTCTCAATGATGTCAAAAGAAAACTCTATAGAGCAGTCGCAAACGTTAATATTCTTGAAGGTATTCGTTTTTACGTTAGTTTTGCTTGTAGTTTCGCCTTTGGTGAACTTAAGCTTATGGAAGGATCCGCTAAAATCATTAGTCTCATCGCAAGAGACGAAAACCAACACTTAGCACTTACTCAAAATATCTTGAATAAGTGGAGAGAAGGTGATGATCCTGAAATGCAAAAGATTGCAAAGGAAGAAGAAGAATGGGTTTATAAGATGTTTGATCTTGCTGTAAATGAAGAGAAGAAATGGGCAGATTATCTGTTCAAAGATGGTAGTATGATTGGTCTGAATGATAAACTACTCCAACAATATGTTGAATGGATTGCAAATCGTAGATTAAAGGCAATTGGTCTTAAACCACAATATGATATTTCAGCAAACAATAATCCATTACCTTGGACTTCTCATTGGATTTCTTCCAAAGGACTTCAAGTGGCACCTCAAGAAACAGAAGTTGAAAGTTATGTCGTAGGAGGCATTAAACAAGATGTTACCAAAACTACTTTCTCAGGATTCAAATTATGACGAATGGTGCGAACAAGAGATAGTAAATGCATATAAAAATGCAGCAGAAACTGATGAATATTTGTTTGGAGATTATGACTATTCTGATGTTTGGTTAGGAAAAAACTGTAACGACGTTGTATAAACTCATTCATAAATATCTTAATAAAGAGATAGATTATGTGAATGAGTTACAGTTATAGTAAAAATATAGTCCCTTCTTCTAATTGTTTTTTGTATTTTTGAAATCCTATTTTCTTTTCTTTAATATACGAAGTAACACTTTCCCAAGTAGTTGTTCCATCACTCACTTTTATATTTCTTGATGTTGTGAGTGTTTTTTTATGTTCTTCCGTGAGTTTTTTTCCATACATAGGATTTCCTTCACCTTTATACATCTTGCTAAGTTTTTCACGAACTTCTGGTCTATAAACTGGATTGTATAATTTGTCTTTCATTTTTTCACTTCTCATATCACAGAATTTATCGTTTTTCATAACAACTTCATATATTCCCGATCTTTCACTTACAAAAAATCTTCCTTCAATATTTGTGTTATAATAATCATCAGTCATTAAAACATCTCTTTTAAATTGTTCCATAGTTTCATAATAAGACATAGATTTTTTATGTGGACACAAATAGAGTATCTCTCTCAAAAAGTTATCTTTTCCAAGAAGTTTTACATCTTCATTTAATTTATCACAAGAACCAAAATAATTTTTCCAATCACTTTCTTTAGTTTTTCTTCTTCCAGTCTTTCTATCTTTTCTTCTTGCCCAAAAAGATTTTTTTCCAATATATTTTCTATCATTTGTTAGATTTGTTATTAGGTAAACAAATCCCTCCACTCCTTTTGGAGCATCTGTAAATTCTGCTTCGTTATACTTCCAAGTCATAAAAATACTTTCTTTCATTAAAAGTATTTATAATGAAAATGTTTTTAACATTATTAAAACTAATCAATTTGTTCTTGACTGAAGAACCAAGTGCTTGTAGAGTGGAGGAACCTTTTACCGAAAAGATTATTATGAAAACAACAACTGAAGATATTATTGCTTATGTAAGAGAATGGTCTCTTGAACGAGCAGCAGATAAAGCAGTTTCTAAGGAAGATGCCCGTGCCATTCTTGCAGAGTTTTATGAGTGGATTGAACCAGAAGGAGATGAACTTGAAATTGTTTCCATGGAACCCTAGGGGTTGACAAATCCTAAATAATCACTTATAATATTCCGAACCCAATCTAACCGTTGGGTTTCTTTGTAATGAGACTTTGAAGTGACACTTAGAGCCGTGGAAGGTGCCTCCCGAGAGGGTTGGTGTACCCCCCTTCTATACGGATGCCGAATTCTATTAATTTAAATGCAAAACTTGTTTACAGTAGCCTTGCCCCTTCTGGCATCGGTTACAACCAGCACGGCAACACTGCCTAGCGTGTTTCCTCCTCCACCGGTAAAAGACCCTCCACCCGTAGATAGTCCAAAACCGTTCTCAATTATTCAAGAGGAGCCTACATTAAAGACAGCGACCAAAGAGGTTGCTCCCGAAAAACCAAAAGAGAAAAGGTTAGTTTGTAAAGGGTGTAATAACTATGAATCCCGTACTCTTGCTTTCTTGCAAGATAAAGGAATCTCTGACAAAAATGCTCTTGCTACAATTATGGGCAATATCAAGCAAGAGTCAACATTTGTACCAAATATTTGTGAGGGTGGTTTTAGAACTTCCTACCAAGGATGTAGAAGTGGTGGTTTTGGATTACTTCAGTGGACAGATTCTTCAAGATATAATGGTCTTGGAAATCATGCCTATAAAATTGGTGCCAATCCTTCTTCTTTAGAGACACAACTGGATTATATGATCAATGAGTATGACTGGAAAATTATTGAAAGACAGATGAAAACTCCTGGTCATACTATCAATGACTATATGCGTCTTGCTCAAAAATGGATACGTTGGGGACATCATGGAGCAAGAACCGATTTTGCTTACAACTATGCCAGCAAAATGGTTTTGACTGAAATCTAAAATCCATCAAAACACAATAAATAATGGGGAGTGCTGCATACCTCCCCTTTTTTATGTCTAATTTTAATTTTGGTAAGAAGAAACCAGATATAAAGCAGTATGCGATTATAGGAATCTTATTAACAACCATAATTGCAGCACTCTCTCAATGCACTCATATAAAAGAAACCGATATCTGGGATTTACTGGATGAAGTTCAAAGAGAATATTTTCCACAAACTATTATCAATGACTTTATAATCAAAGATCCTGAGAAGTTAAATAGAAG